TGTGGCGTGTCAAGTCCACATGAGTACCAGTCTGGCAAGAACCAGTGCTGTAGTGTTACGGATGCATTATACTTGTCTACTAATGCTTTATTTAAGGTTTTGCGGGGGCCATTCTTTTCAGTCCATACCTCTATTCCATCAGAATAAAAAAAATTGCCGTCGGGAAAGGCATATTTCTTTATTGGCATGGTGCGTTCATGCAAAGGTATAAGGTCTTTGGCAGTCATTGCCATTGCCTCTTCAAAAGAAAGCTCATCTTTCATTGGGCCTTCTATGACGAGTTCTTCTTTGCCTGAGTAAGAATTCATTTTTTTTCTGCCGGCGAAACTGAAATGGTCACCTATCTTTAAAGCTAGTATGGCTTCCTTCAGTTCAGTACTAAAATCTTTAAAAAAACCTACGGTGCCGAAGGCTTCGCCTGTTTCTTCAATTTCAGCTGTAAAGAATGCTGAAGATGGTTTAGCCTTTGGGGCGGTTTTAACTATGGTATGGAATGTAGGCATGCTTAGCTCCCACTTATTTTTAAGATTTGGGCGGCAAGCATGACAATGGCATCATCTTTAGGCAATTGACGCATAAGGAACTGTAGATCCTTTTGGATCTGTTCCTTCTTATCTGAAGGAGCTGAAAATGAGGCAGTGGTATTAGATAGCATTGCACCTGGTGGCAAAAGGTTAATCAGGCTGTTTACAACTATCTGGGCTTGGCCAGTCTGCTTATTAACGTTATCCTTGCCATCTACGATGATAGATGAACCTGGCTCGGCATTAGATATTGTTTGAATGTCAGCATGTGTATGACAGTACTCTGGCTTTATTTTTAATTATTCCTGTTACTTGCATATTCAGTTCCTTCTATGTAATTGGTGTATAATTGTTTCTTATTCAATGCATTCAGTTCAAATATCATATTTTTGAATATGAATGAAGAATAATTACCTATTATAATACCGCTAAGGTGGGAGAAATGCAAGCCAAAATGCAAAGATTTCCAAGAATTCATCTTCCGTTAACCTTCCGTTCATATAACATCTATGAAAAAAATTTTATATACTGTAGGAACCTACATTTTTTGAGAAGGACTATGCTGCGTGGCTAGAACAGAACAACTATTTTTAACACAGGAACAAGAAGCTTATCTTGAATGGTTGCTTACTCCTGAAGACTCTAGAAAGCCAGCTACCAAAAAAGCATGGGCAGAAGAACACGAAGTACATATTAACACTTTAGGAACTTGGGAAAAGAAAAAACAGTTTATTGAACGTTGGGCGCTTGGTGTTAAAGGATTGGCTCAAAGCCCTGAAAGAACTCAATCATTACTAGATGCCTTATATCTGAAAGGGATATCTGGAGATGTTAAAAGTGCCGAGTTGTATTTAAAGGCAACAGGTTACATTCAGCAGTCCCAAACATTAAACATTAAAACTGAGACTTCCGTTAAAGATTTGTCAGATGCCGATCTACAAGCAGCAATATTAGAAATAACTGAAAAGCAAAATAAGAAAGTAAGCATACTTCCTACCATGTCAATAGAAAAGGTTGGTGATTCCGATTAGAGCTATTTGGACCGCCCCAGGCAATAACACCATTCAGGGAAACAGCAATGTGCTGATTGCCCGAATGATGAATACCCTCAAAAGGGAATTGCAGAACCAGCAAGACCAACTGCTTATTGACCACCAGGATGAGTCTGTTGTTGATGGCGGCGCGGCTGAATCAATCATGTTCCACTACCTTATTGCACCAGATGCCACACCATTAGCAGCAGGAGTTAAAGTTTCAAACAAAGCACTAACATCAAACGTTGCCACATTAACAACAGTTGTTGCACATGGATTTGCCGTTGGACAAAATGTTTTTGTTTCCAATGTTGACTCTACGTTCGATGGAACATATGCAATTGCTTCAGTGCCAACTACAACCACTTTTACTTACAGTAAAGTAGCAAGCAATGTTGGTTCAACAGCTGCGTCTGGATCTTGTATCATATCGGTAGGAACTTTTGATGCAAGCCAAGGTGCCGCAGGAACAACACCTGCAGAATATGTGCTTGACCAGAGAAGAGATATTATTAAGAGAAGAGGATTCTAAATGGCGGTTTTAGTACAGCTACGTAGAGATACTCAGGCCAACTGGTATAACTACAACCCAATTTTGATGGCGGGCGAAATCGGCATTTGTATTGATGCTGGTCCGCCACAAACCATTCCTGCTACTGGTCCAGCAACTGCAACAGCTCCTGGTCCTGGCTTTAAAATTGGTGACGGTACTACTAACTGGAATAATCTACCATGGGTTAACACTGGTCCTACCGGTGCAACAGGTACCGCAGGTGCCACAGGCCCTACAGGTCCTACAGGTTATACAGGCCCTGCAGGTACAGCTTCTGCTACAGGTGCTACAGGCCCTACAGGAGCCACAGGTGCACAAGGAGCCACTGGCGCTACAGGAGCCACAGGTCCAACAGGAGCAGCTTCAACAGTAACTGGACCTCAAGGTCCTACAGGATATACGGGTCCTACTGGTCCCCAGGGTGATACCGGACCAACCGGTCCTACAGGTCTAGTAGGTAACCAAGGACCAACAGGTCCTACTGGGGCGACAGGCTCTACGGGGGCAACGGGCGCAACTGGATCTACTGGAGCACAGGGTTCCACAGGTGCCACTGGATCTACGGGAGCCACTGGTTCTCAAGGTGCAACTGGTCCTACTGGCGCTACGGGTGCAACTGGCCCACAAGGTTCTACTGGTCCGACTGGTCCCACAGGATATACTGGTCCCACTGGAGCCACGGGTGCTACTGGAGCAGCCTCTACTGTGACTGGCCCTACGGGCCCGACAGGTTATACTGGCCCGACAGGACCAACGGGAGCAACGGGTGCAGCATCAACGGTGACTGGTCCTACGGGTCCCACTGGAGCTACAGGCTCTCAAGGTAACGTAGGTCCTACTGGTGCTACAGGGGCCACTGGCTCTACGGGAGCTTACTGGCCCCACAGGTTCTACTGGTGCTACAGGTTCTACGGGAGCCCAAGGAGCAACTGGCCCTACGGGTCCAACAGGAGCACAAGGCAATGTAGGTCCTACGGGTCCAACAGGTGCCACAGGCGCTGCATCAACGGTGACTGGTCCGACTGGTCCCACGGGTGCAACTGGCGCACAAGGAGCAACTGGACCTACTGGTGCTACAGGTCCACAAGGTAGTACTGGTCCTACGGGATGGACTGGACCTACTGGTTACACAGGACCACAAGGTGTAACGGGTCCGACTGGTTACACTGGACCCACGGGTTACACAGGTCCTACAGGTCCTCAGGGCATTCAGGGTGACACTGGTCCGACAGGACCTACTGGTTATACAGGACCTACTGGTGCAGCTTCCACTGTTACTGGTCCGACTGGTTACACTGGACCACAGGGAGATACAGGCCCTACGGGTCCTACTGGTGCTACAGGTGCAGCGTCCAATGTTACGGGACCGACTGGACCTACAGGTTACACTGGTCCTACTGGTCCACAAGGTGACACAGGACCAACAGGCTACACTGGCCCAACTGGCTACACGGGTCCAACGGGTTACACGGGTCCTACAGGCTACACGGGACCAACTGGCCCTCAAGGTATCACGGGCCCTACAGGTCCACAAGGTGATACGGGTCCCACTGGATGGACTGGTCCTACAGGCTACACGGGCCCGACTGGATACACTGGGCCTACAGGTTACACGGGGCCAACTGGTTACACAGGTCCGACTGGTTACACAGGTCCTACAGGTGAAGAAGGAAGATTCACCATTACATGCCCAACAGCACCAACAGGTCCAGTATCTGGAGATGTTTGGTACAATTGTGACAATGGCAGAAGTTATGCTTACTATGACGATGGCACATCATCACAATGGGTTGAGTTTGGTAATTCAAACTTAGGACCAACTGGTGCTACAGGGGCTACCGGCGCTACAGGTGATTGGTCAACCGCACAAACAATACAAGATAAAACCGCAAGCTATACACTATTGACAGCAGATGCTGGAAAAATGATAACAGTAACTTCATCATCAAATCTTGACATAACTGTTAATGGTTCATTAGACTTGGCAGTAGGACAAAGAATAGACTTAGCAAGAATGGGAACTGGAACTGTTACAGTAGTAGCTTCAGGCACGACAGTCAACGGAACACCAGGGCTTAAACTTCGTGCACAGTACTCTGCTGCAACACTAATCTGCACAGGCACAGATACATATCTGCTGGTTGGAGACTTGGACTCATAATATGCCATCAACCATTGGAATAGTTGCATCACACATAGTGCCTAAAGTAACAACCCAGATACAAGTTCTTGTTGTTGCTGGCGGTGGTGGGGGAGGAGCCAATGCCGGTGGTGGTGGAGGCGCTGGTGGTTTTAGATATAATAATTCTTTAACCATTACTCCAGGAGAAACATATACTTGTACAGTTGGATCAGGTGGCGCAAAAGCAACATCTAATAATGTAAGAGCAAGTAGTGGAACAAATAGTTCAATAGCTGGAACTGGAATAACAACACTTACAAGTTCTGGTGGAGGTGGTGCCGCATCGCGTGACGGAGGACTTGACTCTGCAACTGGTGGTTCAGGAGCAGGAGGTGCTGGTGTACAGAGTGGAACTCGTGATAATGCAGCAACAGGTAACTCTGGAGGTTATACTCCAGCTGAAGGAAGTAATGGTGGAGGAGGAACTGAAGCTGGTTCAGGCCCAGACTTTACAAATGTAACTGGTGGTGGAGGAGGCGGTGCAGGAGCTGTTGGTGGTTCAGCAGCATATTCAATTCCAGGAAATGGTGGTAATGGTTCAGAGTGGCCTACTAGTTCTGGCATTTATTATGCTGGTGGTGGTGGTGGTGGAAGCTTGCAAGACTTTCCAAAAACAGATTCATCAGGCGGAACAGGTGGTGGAGGTAAGGGTTACGGAACAACAAGTGTAGCTGGAAACGGTACAGCAAATACTGGTGGTGGGGGCGGTGGTGGCGGTAGCTCAACAAATTCTGGAAATGGTGGTAAGGGTGTTGTTATAATAAGATATCCAAACTTTTTTAGAAATGCAGTATCAACAACTGGTTCTCCGACCTTTACAAATGTTGATGGTTACAAACAATATAAATTCACTGATACAGGAACAATAGTTTTTTAATATGGCTTATATGGCTCAACTTGATGAAAACAATATTGTCATACAGGTTTTATCTGTATCAGATAATGATTGTCCAAATCCAGCACCAGACAATGAAAATTTAGGAGCACAGTTTTTAGAATCAATTGGTCTTGGTTCAAATTGGAAACAAACTTCTTATAATGGAACTTTTAGAAAAAACTTTGCAGCAGAAGGTTATTATTATGATGCTGTACGTGACGCTTTTATTCCCGTAAAACCATACAACTCTTGGAACTTAAATGAAGAGACATGCATATGGGAATCACCAGTGCCGTATCCAACAGACGGCAAGTATTATATTTGGGACGAAACAACAATATCTTGGATTGAGGTAAGCTAATGGCAATCAATTTTCCTTCTTCACCAGTAAATGGTCAAGTATTTACTTCTGGCGACTTTACTTGGGTTTACAGTTCATCAGTTGATGCATGGAACTTGCAGACTACAACAGTAACGGGACCGACAGGAGCTACTGGTGCGACTGGACCTACAGGCGCAACTGGTGCGACTGGTGCAGCAAGTACTATTACGGGTCCTACGGGTTATACTGGTCCTACGGGATATACGGGCCCGACAGGTTATACGGGTCCTCAAGGTTCTGTTGGTGATACGGGCCCAACAGGTGCTACAGGACCACAAGGCGCTACAGGACCACAAGGTGCTACAGGCGCTACGGGAGCTACAGGTCCACAGGGAACAATAGGAGATACGGGCCCGACAGGACCGACAGGATATACAGGACCCACAGGACCAACAGGCGCTACGGGAGCTGCTTCTACCGTTACAGGGCCTACTGGTCCTACTGGTTATACAGGACCCACTGGGCCAACGGGTTCTCAGGGTCCAATTGGAGACACAGGACCTACGGGTCCGACAGGAGCTACAGGTGCAGACTCTAATGTAACTGGTCCTACTGGTTACACAGGTCCTACAGGCCCAACAGGTTATACTGGACCCACTGGTCCACAAGGTCCTACTGGTCTTGGTGGAACAATTGCTAACTGGGGTTCATTCTGGTCAAGTCAAGACCAAACAGCCGCCGCAGCAAACACAGCTTATGCAATAACATTCAACAACTCAGATCCAGATAACACTAACGTTACTCTTTCAAACAACAGCAGAATTAACTTCACTTATGCTGGTGTTTACTCTTTGATTTGGTCAATTCAATTTGCTAATGCTGATAGCCAAATTCAAGACGCAAACGTTTGGTTTAAGAAAAATGGTACGAACATTGCAGACAGCGATACTTCGTTCAGCATCGTTGAAAGACATGGTTCTATTGATGGTAAGGCAGTAGGAACGGTAAACCTAGTTCTTTCACTTGCTGCTGGTGACTATATTGAATTGTTCTGGCA